ATGCCCGGATGGTAGTATATGCCGTCCGCCCCCCAGTTGCTCGTCCAGCCGATCACCTCCATCGTGTCCACGTTCACCGTCAAGTCGAACCCCTGGCACAGGGCCCGAGGGAAGTCCCAATAGAGCGAGAGGTTGTCCATCCAGAGGGTCGCGATGGCGATGTCCCCCTCGGCGAACAAGTCGAACACCTCGTTGCTGGAGTCGTACTTTCCCTCGGACGTGAACGTCGCGTCCCGCCTACCTCTGGCCCTGTTCGTGTACCCGGCGGAGTCCGAGTCACCCCACTCCGACTGAGTGGCCAGGGCCCGGCTGACGACCCACTGGGTGATGCGAGCCACCCGGGTCGTCCCGACGACGAAGTTGCCGTTCCTCCCGGTGAGTGTGTTCGTGCTGGCCATCTGCTATATCCTCCTCGTTCTTTCGACGATCAGAGCCCGCTGGAAGCACTGCTCCAGGAGCTGGAACTCTGGCTGGACTCCTCGGTGGACGCACTGCTCGTGCTGACGCTCGACGCGGAGCTGGTCGACACGGAGCTGCTGGAGGTCGAACTCGTGCTGACGCTGGACGGGCTACTCCAGGAGCTGGAGCTCGGGCTGCTCGACTCCGAGCTAGTCGAGATCGACGAGCTGGAGCTGGAGCTGGAGCTGGACGCAGAGCTGCTGGAGCTGGACGAGGTCGAGCTGGACGTGGAGCTCGTCGACACGCTGGAGCTGGAGCTGGAGCTGCTCGTCGAGCTGGAGCTGCTGGAGCTGGTGCTCGTCGAGGAGCTAGAGCTGCTGGACGTCTCGTCGTCGTGGCGGGCGAGCAGATAGATCGAGTAGGTCACGGGCCCGCCGTTCGCCGTCAGCGTGATCCGGTGGCTGACTCCGTCGTTCACGTCCAGGCCGCCCTCGGCCGGTTCCACCCTGGTCAAGATCCCCCCGCCGCGGATCGCCCCGGCGGTGGCCACCGAGTGTGTCCCGACCGGGGTCCAGCCGCCCACGGCCGCCGGGGCCACCTCCAGCTGACCGGCCGCCGTCACCGCGTTGTCGTTCGTGATCGCGATCCCCACGATCTCCTCGAACGGAGAGACGAGCTGACCGACGCCGTCCCGGCCGCCGCCCGCCCCGATGTCGACGCCGGCCAGGTCGAACAGGTCCAGGGTCTCGCTCCCGCCCGCCGCCAGGGTCCGGCCCACGGACTGCCAGCCCCGGTTGGCCTGGTTGTCTCCGACGCCGTCGGACATGCTCGGCGTGTAGGTGAGGGCCGGGTGGGCAACGTCGGTCGTGGAGCCGTCCGACATCGTGTTCCGTAGCGTGGCCCCGAGCCGCACCTGGACGTTGATTCCCGTCAAGCTTCTCGGCATCGTCCGCCTCCTCCTATGTCATCACGGGCACGTCTATTCGGAACACGTAACTGACGACCCACATCGCCTCGTCATCCCCCTCCCGCACGCCGTAGTCACTAGTCTTGATCGCCGTCAGATAGTTCCCGTTGTCCAGGCTCAGATCGCTCGGAGCGACTGTCGGGTGTCCGCCGAACACCTTCATGATCTCCTCGGCCATCGCGGCCGCTACTCCCTTGGACGTCCGGGCGTCCCCGCCGCGGGTCCGGGCGTGAACCCGGAAGTTGAACGGGACGTCCTGCACCTCCTGAACCTCGGCGTTCGTCTCTCCGCTCTGCCGGACGACGGTCAGCTGGGCCGACCCCTCGAAGACGCAGTAGGGCATGGGCTGACCGGCCGCCGCCGCCCCGTCGTGAAGCACCGGGAAGTTGGCCGTCGGGTCGTCCCACAGGGCTGTGAACTGAGCGTCCAGCCCGCTGGAGTCCCAGAGGGCGTTCACGGCCTGATGGACGTCTGCCGCTGCGACTGTCATCGTATCGGTCCCGTCAGTATCCTTTGGACGTCGGCCCGGCTCCTGTTGAGCGTCTCGACCAGGTAGAGCCGGTTCATCTTGGTCTCAAGGATCAGGGGGTAGTCGAGGGGCGTCCCGACAAACCCCTCGAACACCCCCGGGCTCGTCTCCCGCACCTCCCTGAACGTGGTCTTCATCGCGTGCGTGGTCTCCGCCTTGAAGAACTCGCCCGGCTTCGACCTGTCCGTCACCACCCGGCCGCCCCTGGGGCCCGTCCCCTTGGTGACCGGCCGGGAGATGTTCTGCACCACCCGGTTGAAGACCAGGTCGGTGGCGATCCGGACCCGGTGCTTCGTGGTCATCGCGACCTTGTCCGACACCTCGCGGATGAACCACTGGATTCTGAGGTCCCTCGCGGCCGCCTGCCCGGCCCGACGCTCTCGGGCGGCCAGGACGGCCTTGTTCGGTTTGGGCGTTCTCGCTCTAGGCATCGGGTCATCCCAGGGTGGACAGCTTCTTCCGCCAGGGCTCCAGGTCCTTCTCGTACTGGGGTTGGCAGGCCCCCTCGCTGGAGTTCGGATTGAGTATGTAGTCGCCGGGCAGAGCGTCGATCTCCTTCATCGACGGCCTCGGCCCCCGGGCCATCGTCGCCAGGTCGGCCTCCAGAAACCGGAGCATCTCGCGGCAGAGGGTCTTCATCTCGTCCTCGTTCAACGTCCCGTCCTGAGGAGGCACCCCCTCGACGATCTTGCGATCCCGGTCCCCGATCGTCATGGGCCGCTCGTCCCGTTCCAAAGCCCGGTAGATCCGCCGGCCCAGCTCCTCGTCGCCGTGGAGCGGGTCTTGAATCCGGTACGTCCGCTTGGCCGGGTTGACGTGCAGCTCCATCCCCGGGATCTCCATGCCGAGGACGGCCAGGTGCCGGCTGGCGTCGATCGGCGTGGATTCTTCGCCGGTCTTCGAGTCCGCCACCCTCGGATTCGACCGGAGGCGTCCCCGGAGCTTACACCCGGCGATCGACTGGATCGCCAGGTCGCAGCACTGCCGGTTGTTTGCCTCGATCCCGAACGGGCTGACGACGGTCTTCGTTTTCTTCTCTTCTGTTACTGGCATCTCAGGGTTCTCCTATTAGTTTCACCCCCTCGGTTCTCCGATATAGTATAAATGGCCCCGCCGGGGACCGGAGAACCTGAGCCCTCCGGCGGGGCCGGCTGCAAGGGGGCACCTTACGCCGGGGCGGTCGTCGTGATCGCCTCAGCCGCCGCCCGCTCCATCTGACCGCCGTAGCGGGCCATAGCAACGATCAGCAGCTCGTTGCGGCGGATCAGCGTGTCTCCCTCGGTGCTCGTCCTGAGCGTCAGCCCGCGGCGGACGTACATTCGATAGCGGGCCAGAACCGCGTAGAAGATCTGGTTGTTCGCCAAGCTGGCGTTGATCTTGTACGGGTGGCCCATCCACATATAGCTGGAGTAGTCCATTCCGCCTAGCCGGCGGGCGTCCGCGGCCCCGACCGGGATGGCCCGGGCCCGACGGTAACTCACCTCCGTCGAGCAGAACACCGCACTGGCCTTCACGTTCGGCCGGTGTTCCTGCTTCGGGACGGTGAACCGCAGCGTCTCGTAGTTGCCCAGCGTCGTGGCACCGCCGAAGGCAACGGCCGTTGCTCCCACGGTGTTGATGACGCCGAGGGGCTGGGTCGTCCCGTTGCCCGTGGCAACCACGTCGTCCAGGTCCTCCAGGAGCCGCTCGCCGTACTGCCTCGTGAAGACGGCCCCGAAGTCGATCGGCGAGTCGGAAAGGAAGTCCAGGCCGATGCGGACCGAACCCTCCCAGCGGAAGACGGTCGTGTTGAACGCGGCCACGTAGCCGTTCGTGTTGAACAACGCCACGGCCGTATCGTCCACGCCGCCCCAGGCCCCGGTCACCGTTCCGATCGACGCACCCTCGACCCGTCGGCCGCGGTCCAGAGGAACCTGCGTGACCTCCGGGAACAACTCGCCGTAGAGCAGGGGAGCCTCGACGATCTGGTCATCGAAGACGATCGGGGCGGCCGAGATCCCGCCGCTCAGGGCGTCGTCGATCAGGGCCTGCTTCTCGCGGTCCGTCAGCCGGCGGTTGACGATGTTGGCGATGTCCCCTCCCCGCGTGTCGTCCGGGTGGGTGATCCCGCCCCACAGGTGGTTGTCCATCGCGTGGGAGATCAGCTCCCGGTCGTGGTCCGGCAGGTCCATCCAGGCGATCCGGCCGCTCTTGACCTGCTGGGCCCGGCAGAGGAACTTGGCCCACGCCCCGGTGATCGCCTTGTCCCGCTCGCTCGGGGTCTCCATGACCCGGCTTCCGCCGCCGAGGTCCATCATGGGCTGGCCAGCCCGCGGGTGGGGCGTTCCCTTCGTGGTCGCCTTCGGATAGTGCTTTGCCGAGCGGCCGTTGTCCGAGTACCGCTCGGCCGCCTCCTTGACCCGCACGTCGATTTCCTTCCCGCCGGGCTCGGTCGGGGTCCCGCCCTGCCGGGCGATCATCTTGGAGAGGAAGCTCGTCTGGGTCTTCTTCTCGCCCTCGAGCTTCTCATCCTTCTTCGGCTCGGGTTCGCCTTGAGCCTTCTCTTCGGGCTTCTCCGCCGACGGCTTCTCTTCCGGCTTCGCGGCGAGCTGCTGGACCACCTTCTCCAGGCCGTCGGCCACCCGAGTCATCTGCTTCGACAAATCCTCGGCCTCCTGGTCCTCGGGCTCGGTGGTCAGCTCCTTGAGCGTGGCGTGGTCGATCTTCTTCTCGGCCATCGCCTTGCCCAGGGCGGCCTGGAACTCCTCGTCGGTGGCATCCTCCTTGACGCCGCAGTTGGCAACGAGCCATTCCTTCAACTTCTGGGTCAACATCGTTTTTCCTCCCGTGTGGGGTTCGTTGACTATCTTGAACGCCCCGACAAGACGGGGCGAAACTTCCGCGTGTTTCGTTTTCTCTGCTCGATCTCTTGGAGGGTTTGAAGGTCGGCGATCATCTCCCGACGCTCCGTCGAAGAGGCGAAGGCGAGGAAGAGTCCCTTGGCCGTTCCCACGTCGGCGAACGCGGAGGTCTCTCCCTCCGAGTCGCCGAGGGAGTCGAGAACGGACTTGAGCGTTCCGGCCGCCTCCCGGAGCATCGACCGGACGGCCCGGGGGACGTCGTCGACCTTGGCCGCCTCCAGGACGGACTCCCGGGCGTCCCGGATCTTGTCCTCGTTGGCCTTGCTGAGCACCCGGCCTCGCTTTTCCCCCTTGGTCTCCCAGGCAGGGGACCGCTCCCGGATCTCCGTGCTGACCTCGATCTCGACCTGCTTGGGCTCGCCGGTGAACCGCGGCTCCTTCCCGTCCAGCTCCCAGTCGATCTTGAAGTAGCGATATTCGTCTTGAACGCCCGACTCCGGCTTCTCAACGCAGACGATTGCGTTGTCCAGATAGACCCCGACGATCCACGTCCAGTCCCTCTCCCCCATGCTGACGCCGGAGCCCGTGAGAAACGGCCTGGCCGCCGCGTTCAACTTCTGGATCGTCCACTCCCAAGATCCCTCCAGGCTGCCGTAGCAGGGCCGCATCTCCTTCACTTCCGCGTCGTCGGTCCCTTTCGCTTCTCCTTGGC